GGAGAAATAACATGGGCATCAAAGTCAAGGCAATAGCTTCTGGTTACTATATTACCAGGCGCAGGCCGGGGGATGTTTTTGAGATTGATAAGGAAGAAGACCGCGGCAAGTGGATGGGGGAGCCAGACGAAGCGATTAAAAAAAAAGAACCCATGCCATTCACTTCAAAGGTAAAGGGGACAGAAGCTGGTGGAAACATATATTCTCATGGTGAAAAAAAGCCCTGGGAGGAACCAATTGGAGAATCGAAGCCTGAACTAATGCCGGAGTTTAATGAACCGGAGAAACCGGCCAAGGCGATGAAGACCGTAAAAAAGAAGAACAAAGGGAGAATGAAACCCTCTAAACGATAGGAGTTGAAGCATGGCCTCCGTGATTGAAATATGCAACCTGGCCTTGGGCCACATTGGGGACGCGGCGGAGATTACCGCTATTGCTCCACCTGATGGGTCCGCCCAGGCTGCTCAATGCGCCAAGTATTACCCGATTGCGAGGAAGGAATGTCTGTCTGACCACAACTGGGGATTTGCGAAACGCCGGGTCCTTTTGTCAGAGATTTCCGGGGATGCGCCTTCCGGGTGGGAATATTGGTACACCATACCAAACCCTTTCCTGGTGGCAAGGCAAGTGGTCCCGGAGAACTACAACACCCCAATTAAATTTGAGATTGAAAGCCATGAGACTCACGGCACCATAATTTTGACCGATACGGATGACGCTGAACTCTGGTACACCGTTGACATCACCGACACAACAAAATTTCCTTCGAAATTTATCCACGCTCTATCCTGGCTCCTGGCCTCTTACCTGGCTGTCCCAATTACCAGGGAAACCAAAATAAAAAAGACTTCCTTTGAACACTACCTGTTTACCCTTGGGTCCGCGGCAACGCAGGACGCCAACGCCGGGAAGCAAGGGAAACTGGACTTGAACCAAAAGACTTATCAACCCAGCGGGATAAAAGCGAGAATCTGATGCCAAGAACCCACCAGAGGTCATTTGGCGGAGGAGAGATTGCCCCGGAAATGCTGGGACGGATTGACCTCAACCATTACCAGACCGGCCTGGAAACCTGTAAGAATTTCTATCCCCTGCCTCACGGTCCAGCGGTAAACCGCCCTGGCCTCCAGTTTGTCAAGGAGGTAAAGAACGGCGGCTCCACGGCTACCAGGATGATTCCGTTTATATTCAATTCCAGCCAAGCGTATGCCTTGGAATTCGGTAATCTATATATGCGAGTACACACGGAAGGGGGGACGGTTTTAAATGCGAACAAGACAGTCTCAGGGGCTACAAGGGCCAATCCATGCGTGGTAACAGCGTCAACTCATGGTTATGCGAATGGGACGGAGGTTTATATATCAGGGGTTGTTGGAATGACAGAACTAAATGGCCGGTACTTTAAGGTTAAGAGTGTCACTACGCATACCTTCGAACTTACTGATCTGCAGGATGGGAACATAAATTCTTCTGCTTATACAACTTATGGGTCAGCTGGCACTTCTGCTTCTGTGTTTGAGCTAACCACAACCTATACCACCGCAAGCCTTTTTGACCTTTCCTTCACACAGTCAGCTGATGTTCTGACCATTGTTCACCCCACCTTTGTCCCCAGAGAAGTAAGAAGGACGGGGGCGACAAACTGGGCGATTGCTAATATTACATTTGCCCCGACCATTTCTGCCCCAGCCGGGGAAAGTGTCACGGCAAACCCGAAATCAGGATCATTACTCTATAACTATGTGGTGACTGCCCTTTCTGAGACCCTGGAAGAATCCATTGCATCGGGTGAAACCGCCACCGGGTCTGACCAGGATTTATCCGTAGCTGCCAACAAGAATACCGTAACCTGGTCCTCGGTGACGGATGCTGAAAGATATAATGTTTACAAGGAAGACAATGGGGTTTTTGGGTTCATAGGGCAGACCCCGGACACCACCTTTGTGGATGATAACATTGAGGCAGATGTCCTGATTTCTCCACCAATTAACAAAACACCCTTTGGGTCTACGGACAACTATCCTTCCACTGTGTCCTACCATGACCAGAGGCGAACCTTTGGAGCTACCAATAACAGCCCCCAGACCGTTTGGATGACGCGTCCTGGCACAGAAGCCAACCTGTCTATTTCTGTTCCTTCACAGGATAATGATTCAATCCAGTTCACTCTGGCGGCCAGGCAATTCAATAGAATCCAGCACATGGTTCCCCTGGATGACCTTATCATCTTTACATCAGCAACGGAATGGAAGCTGACCACGGAAAATTCAGATGCCCTTACCCCAACAACCATTGCCCTTAGACCCCAGAGTTACGTGGGGACAGCGGCTATCAACCCCATAGTTTCAGGGGATGCGGTTCTATTTGTGGCTGACCTTGGGGGTCATGTCTATGATATGAACTATTCCTTTGAAACGGACAAGTATAAACCCAGGGACATTTCAATCATTGCCCCCGACCTGTTTGATGGGTTCACTATTGTGGACTGGGACTATTCTTCCACCCCGACTTCAATAGTTTGGGCGGTTCGTTCTGATGGAACATTATTAGGCTGTACCTATTTGTCTGGGCAGAAGCCTGATGTCCTGGGTTGGCACAAGCATGAAACCGATGGAGAATTTGAATCAGTCTGTGTTATTCCTGAAAATGATGGGGAAAAACACCTTTACGTTGTAGTCAAAAGAAGGCTGAGCGGGGTGACCAGGCGATTTATTGAAAGGCTTCATTCAAGAATATTCAGTGAAGTGCAAGAGGCTTTCTTTGTGGATTCAGGGCTTTCCTTGAATTCTCCGGTGACAATCACAGCAGCAACCACGGCTAATCCTGTTGTGGTCACAGCGGCTTCACATGGCTTTTCTGATGGGGATGTTGTTCAGATAACAGATATGGATGGGATTGGGGTAGATGATACTGGAATGACCGAGCTCAATAACAACCGCTACACCGTGAACAACAAAACCACAAACACCTTTGAGATTCAAAGTGTTGCTGTCACCCCGGCTAACATTAATGGTTCCGCGTTCACTGCCTATGTTTCAGGGGGCAAGGTTAGGAAGGAAGTGACAAGCATATCAGGATTGCATCACCTTATTGGGGAATCAGTATCCATTTTTGCAGATGGTTCTGTGATTCCCGCGCAGACTGTGGCGGCTAATGGAACTATCACCTTAGCTGCCGGGGCTGCCAGGATTCACATAGGACTTCCTTATGTGTCTGACCTGCAAACCCTTCCAATGGTTCTACCAAAGGCCGATGGGGTAGGACAGGGACAAGTGAAATCTGTATCAAAACTATGGCTCAGGGTGGACAAGACCAGGGGCGTTTTCGCAGGACCCGACTTTACCCACCTGCGAGAATATGCCCAAAGGCTGGATGAAGTTTATAATGCTCCAACTGCAATGGTGTCCGATGAAATTGAATTGAACATTGACCCGGATTGGGCAAGGGGTGGGCAGGTAGCTATCAGGCAAACTGACCCTTCCCCCATCACCTTGTTATCCCTGACCGCGGAGGTAGCTATTGGATCGGTTTAGTATCCGGCCGGCGACCGCGGCTGATATAGATATGCTCCTGGCGGAATCAAAAGAAATGTGTCTGGAATCCCCCAGGTTTAAAGATATTGAATTTGATGATGAAAAAGCAACCAAAGGAGCTTTGGAGATTATAGAAAGTGGAGGCTATTTTATTGCGGAAGATAATGGGAACTTTGTTGGCATGGTTTGCGGCAGTGTCAAACCGCTTTGGTATTCCCAAGAACTTATGGGCTATGATTTATTTGTTTATGTTGCTCCTGGTTATCGGGGCAGTCTGGCCTTGTGGCTTTTAGTAAGAAGGTTTGAAGATTGGTGCTGGTCCCAGGGGGCAAAGACGATTGACCTGGGAATCATTTCAGAGATTGCCCCAGAGAAAACAATCAAAGCCTATACTAAACTAGGGTATAAATTAACGGGTTATGCCTGCACAAAGGTCAACCCAAACAAGGAGTAAGGCTATGGTAGGAGCAGCTGGGTGGTTTGCGGCATCAGCGGTTCTTGGCGGCTTGTCAAAGAAACAGGAAGCTGAGAGAACCGGGCAGGCCGAAAAGGACTATTATAACAGCCAAATCAAAAACGCGCAGGACAACCAAATTGTTGCCGACTTGGACATCATCACTGTTGCTGAAGTAGGCAGGCGGAAGGAAGCTGCAGTCAGGCTTAAATTCAAACACATGAATGCTTCCGTTCAGACTGGGTATGCTGGTAGGAATATCAGGATAGGAAGTGGTTCCCCTTTAACCATAATGCTGAGCAATAATGTCATCGGGGCGAAGGAAAAGGAAACCATAGGGCAGGACACTGAAACGGAAATCTTTGGTTTGAAGATTAAAAAGTACAGTCTTAAAGAAGCAGAACGGATTGCCAGAAACAAGGCCGCCTCCATTGATGTGGCAGGTAGGGGGCAGGGGGCATTGTTTGGCAGCCTTCTTAGTTCAGCAGGTTCATA